ATCCTGCCAAACTTCGATAACGAAATTGCGGCCTCCCTCTTGGCTCATGTAGCTAAAGATGACGCAATCGTAGAGGCTCTCAAAGCTGCTGATGCAGCAATGGGCGCTTCGATGTCTGAGATCGGTGAAGCGTCGGTAGAAGCTGATATGCTTTCTTCCAGCGATAAGCTCGATGCTCTTGTTAAGTCCTACATGGACGAGAACAACCTTGCTAAGAAGGACCACGCTAAGGCATATGCTGCTGTAGCTAAGACCGACGAAGGCAAGGCACTTATCAATAAGCTCTATAAAGGAGAGTAAAGATGGCGACGAATGCAGGCCGCTTTAACAACATTTCTGTAGAGGCAGCAAGTGCTGTCACTCAATTCGAGTTCGTAAAAATGACCTCGACGGGTGCCGCTCAGGCAGGCGACGGTGAACTGGCAATCGGTGTTGCTCTCACCTCCGTTGATCCTTCGGCTACCCCAGCCACCACCAACCTTTCCGTCCAGATTGACGGCATTGCTATGGTGCAGGCTGGCGAAGCAGTAGCTAAAGGTGCATTGGTTGGTTCTGATGCCAATGGCTACGCTACCGATGCTTTTACCACTGGCGACTACCAAGTTGGCGTAGCACTGGACGCAGCTTCGGGTGCGAATGAAATCATTCGTGTTCTGCTCAAGCCAGTAGCCAACCAGTCGGCGTAACTGAGGGAATAGGAGAAAACTAATGCCTTTGCTGACCCCATCTAGTGTGCATATTGATCAGCCGCTCACCAATCTGACGCTGGCTTACGCACAATCTCAAGACAACTTTATCGCTGATAAAGTATTTCCAACCGTAGGTGTAGACAAGCAGTCTGACAAGTACTACATCTACAGCCGTGAAGAAATGAACCGTACCGGCGACGTTAAGAAGCTGGCACCTCGTACCGAAGTAGAACGTATCGGTATGACCATTTCCAACGACAACTACTTTGCTGATGTTTACGGCCTCGGCATGGACTTCGATGAGCAGACTCTTGCTAACGAAGACGCTGCTCTGGACATTCGTTCCGCTGGCGCTCAAACGCTTGCAATGCGTCTGATGATCCACCGTGAGAAGCAGTTTGCTGATACGTTCTTTGCTGATAACGTATGGGGCGAAAACTGGGACGGCGTAGCTTCTGCCTCTGATACTGCTGGTTATGCTGATAACCAAATCACGTATTGGTCTGACTACACCAACTCTGATCCTATCGTTGATATTACGGCAGCATCCCGTACTGTACAGCTTGCTTCCGGCGGCTTCCGTCCAAACACTATGGTTGTAGGCCGTGAAGTACACGATCAGCTTCTTAACAACCCTAAGATTCTGGCACGTCTGAACGGCGGTGCTACGGTGCAGAACACCGCTCTGGTCACCAAAGCAAAGCTGGCTGAAATCTTTGAGGTAGAAAACTACTACGTCATGGAAGCTGTCCAGAACGACAATGTTGAGGGTTCCTCGACTCAGACCCAGAGCTTCATTGGTGGTAAGCATGCGATGCTTTGCTACACTCCATCGGCTGCTGGCCTGATGTCTCCTGCGGCTGGTCTGACCTTCGCATGGAACAGCATCCCCGGTGCTAACAACCTCGGCATTACCGTTGAGTCCTTCTCTGACGACGCACTGAAGCGTCAGCAGATTGCAGAGATGATTCAGGTGAAGATGTCCTACGACATGAAGATTGTAGGCTCTGAGCTTGGTCTGTTCATCAACAACTGTATTGCCTAAGAGATTAGAGTATGACACCCGACTACTCTTCTCTTCCCTTCCAGCTTGACTGGAACCACCTAGTAAAGTCCCCGTTCTCAGCGGCGGGGACCACTTGGAAACCGGGGGATGTCTTTGACTGGCAACGGCGAGGCATCCCTTGGCAGACTGTCCTGACGATGTTCAATCAGGGCTTTCTCCGACAAGAGCCTCCTTCAGAGGAACCTATCAAGGCAGTTGTCGGCGATGGCCTTGACGAGCTAAACTCCGATGAGCTTGCAGCTATCGTGGACAACATCAACGCTAAGGTCAAGCAGTTTACAAAGACTGACCGTGAGTATCAGAACAAGAAGTGTAAGGCTTCTACGATCACGAAGAAACAACGTGGTCATATTCGTACATGGCGTAACAGCCCTTGGGCTGATTGGGAGCAAGCATAATGTCAGACTTTACCTACGATATTGACGACCTCGGCACAGCTACAGCCACAGGCCGTAGGAATGCTGTACGGTTCCTCGTAGGTGATACTGACTCTACAGATGTCCAAGCAAAGGATGAAGAGATTGCTTTCGCTCTTGCTCAGTCTTCTGATAATGTTTACGAGGCCGCTGCTTATACTTGTCGAGCTATTGCAGCTAAGTATGCTCGTCGTGTTAATACTGACCTCGATGGCGCTCTTAGCGCTGACTACTCTGATCTTCACGCCCATTACCTTTCTCTTGCGGACACCCTTGAGGCTGAAGCAAAGAAACAATCCGGCCTCGGCGTCAAAGCTGGGGGCATCAGTGAAGCAGCTATCTCTGTGGTGAGACAGAACACTGACCGTGTGATTCCGTCTTTCCGCCGAGATCGTTTCCGTAACCCACCAAACTATGATGGGTCTGCGGACTACGAGTGAGGAATAGTCCATGTCGTTTAACGCTAGGGACCTTCTGAAGCTGGTCCAAGACTTTGGCGAAACCCTTACACTCCGCAAGGTCACCACAGATGGGACCTATGACGCATCCACCGGCACGCTGAGTGGATCGGCGACTACGGACTATTCCTTTACGGGATACTACTATAACCTAGCAGAGGGTACATCTGACCTCAGTCAGACTAGGAAGGGCAGACGTGCCTGTGTCATTCCGGCCAAAGGCCTTTCGGTTGTCCCAGACGACCAAGACCAGATTTTACGGACTGGCGAGACGGTAGATATTATGACCGTTAAGACTATTCTCTCGAATGGTCAGGCCGTCTGTTACCTCTGTGAGGTGATGGAATAGTGGGGATCAAGGTTTCTCCAACTCTCCAGCGTAAGATTGATAGCATCAATGAGCTAACTGAAGATGCTGTCGAGCGCAAGATGCTGCGGATAGCAGAGGATATTGTGAGGCTGTCACCCGTAGACACTGGAGCCTTTGTCAACTCTTGGAGCTTCAAGGACAACCTTGGTGGTGGACGAAGTAAGTCTTCCGAAGGCAAGCCCAGAGGCCGAAACAAAGAGTCTGAACGAGGCAAGAGCCTTAACAATTTGGTTAATGACATCCTGAAGACTGTGGACTCAGGCAGCACCCGAGGCTCTGTAAGATCAGGCCTAGAAGTCTCCGCCGCAAACTACTACTTCCTGAACCGTGCGCCTCACGCCATAAGCGTAGACCTGAAGCACGGCATCCAAGCCCAGATTAGGAATTTACATGGCTAGTATCTACAGGGACATCCGAGCCGCCTTAGAGACTAAGCTGATCGCAGTGTCGGGCATCCCGGCTATTTCCCACGAGAACGTCTCCTACGAGCGCACCAGCGGCACTTCTTATGTTGAGACCAGTTTTCTACCCACCGCCCGCAGACCCGCTGTACGAGGCTTAAATCCCCAGCAAAGGTATGATGGGGTTTTTCGTGTAGTCTGCTACACAGCAGAGGGCAATGGCCCCGGTGCGGCAGACGAACTCGCTGATAAGGTGCTAGAGGCCTTTGAGGCTACCACAGATGTCTCCTACACTAACAGCAGTGATGAGACGTTTGTTGTGTCTATTGATTATGCCGAGCGAGAAGGTGGCGGTTTAGACACTCCGTTTTATTTTGTGCCGGTAAACATCGGCTTCTATATCTATAACTAAGGAGGAAGCAAATGGCTTTCGCACAAGGTTCTCGTTCCCGCTTGGCTTTCGGTGTCGAAAGCACTTTCGGTACGGCAGCTACTTCTTATACTAATGTTCCATACAACACTCACTCGCTGAACCTGTCGAAGGAGCGAGTAGCTGGCAATGAGATCCAGCCAGACCGTATGCCACGGGTTGACCGTCACGGTAACCGCTCTGTAGCTGGCGACATCACGGTAGATCTGCGAGACACCGCATACGACGATCTGATTGAGTCGGCTATGCTGTCTACGTTCAGCACTGGCGAGATTAAGG